CTTTAAAAAAGCTGTCGCTAAATATAATTGTAATATTAGTGAGCCATTGTATGATGATATATGGAAAACAGCTGAGTTGTGGATGCATAAATGTTTCACACCAGTTTGTCAAAATTCCAGAGTAGTTGGAATTGCTCAAGTTTTTAGAGAATGTGCCTTTGACACATCACCTGGCCCTTTAGCCAGGCTCTTTTGTAAAACGAAAGCTGACTACTTCAATACTCCCGATGGCCGTAGAATATACAATGAATACTGGGACTCTTGTAAAACCCCTGGTGCCAATCTTACACTTTGGGGTGCTCATTTAAAAGACGAGTTAAAGCCCATCGAAAAAGTTAATGATGATAAAACTCGCTTGTTCCAGTGTGCTCCAACAGAGCATTTTTTAGCTTCTCAACAAATGTGCCTAGATTTTAATCAAAAGTTAATTAAAGCCGGAAGATTCCATGAAACGCCTATTGCGGTTGGAATGAATATGTATTACGGTTCTTATGACGTAATGGGCCGAGCTTTAAGTCAGAGAAGTCACCAATTTTTTGCTGATATTGGTGGCTTTGACTCCAAATTCAGAAAGTTGTGGTTTTCCATGATTATTATGTTTCGTTGGAGGATGTATCATCCTGATGATCAAACTTTTGAAAATTTGTGCATATTATGCAATATATATAGAGATGTTGTTAAAACCCCTTTGGTTATGCCTGATGGCACGGTTTACTTCATCCCCCATCAACCCTCGGGACAGGGTAATACAGCTATAGATAATTCGCTGGGCCTTTTTTTGTTAATAGTTTATGCTTGGTTAGATGCTGGAGGGCCTAAAGATTATACAGTTTTCCAAAATTCTGTTGATCTTTGGCTCTTCGGTGATGACTCTGCAATTGCTGTTGATGATGAGGTTTTTAAATTTCTTAATCCTGATAACATGGTCAAGAGTTTTAAGAAAATTCAGATGGAGATAGAATTCTCAGATCATTGGGAATTCCTAGGTCATTATATTGCATTTGAGCCATCTCTCAATTGTTATGTCCCCAGGTACCCTTTTCATAAAGTACTTGCTTCCCTTATGTATACTGGTAAGGAAGACTTGGATTCTTGTGTATCCAAGGCCATGTCTCTTCGAACTCTTTCTTTTGGTGATTCAGAAGCATTTAATTATGTTGACCGTTATTGTGTCTGGTTGCTTAAGGAGTATCCATATCATCGTTTTCAATCGTTGTATCTGTCAAAACACGAAGTTTCAGTCCTTTTCACGAACATTTCTGTTCGCGATTAAATTATATATGCAGAAATAAAAGAATTGCATGAGTTGCAATTCTGAGGACTATTCATTTAAAGTTCTTTCGTATCCCGAACAAATTCAGACAGCGGTCCAGCCCATCGCCTGTCCTTCGTGTACTTGCTCACCTAATTTTGACAAGCATACTCGTTTGCTTTTACGTCATCATCGTCTACAACAAAAAATATTGAAAA